GGCCGGTGGCATGCAGCGCATTCCGCTGCCGCTGGAGAGCTACCAGCACGCCTCGCCGCCGCTCAATCATAAGCGCCTGCTCAATCTGTATGCCGAGCAGGAGCCGTCAGACAGCCGCACCGCCGCCGCGCTGATCGCAACGCCAGGTTTGATCTGGGAGGGCGTCACCTACGGCACCGGGCCGGTGCATGCCATGAACACCGATTACCCCGGCTCGATCTATGTCGCTTCCGGGACGCACTTCTATCGGGCAACGCAGCCGATCGGCAGCACAACGGTGGCTGTCGAGGATCTGGGGGAGATCGGCACGCCGAGCGGCACCGACTTTCCGTTCAACCTGATGGTAACGATCGCAGTCGGCGTCAACGGCGCCGTGGTCTGTGTGCCGCCGAATGCCTTCACTTGCACGCACACCGGAGCGCTCAATCAGATCGGCGGCGAGTTCCCGGGTGCTCGCTCGGTGACCTATCTCGACGGCTATTTCGTGTTTAGCCAGGATGAGATTGGCGGCCAGTTCTTCACCTCGCTGCTGCTCGATCCCACCGCCTATGATGCACTCGACTTCGCCTATGCCGATGGCGTGCCCAACGTGATCCGCCGGGTGATGACGCTGCGCGGCGAGTTGTGGCTGTTGGGCGACGGCGGGTTAGAGATCTGGTATGACGCCGGCTCGTCAGGGCTGGAGACAGGTCTATCCTCCGGCCTCTCGTTCTTCCCGTTCAGGCGGCAGAACGGCGGCGTGCTGCAGACCGGCTGCGGCACCATTCGCTCAGCGGCGATCTGTGATGGTTCGCTGTTCTGGGTCGGTACCAACGGCATGGTCAACCGCAGCGTCGGCTACAAGGCACAGCGTATTTCAACGCACGCCATCGAGGACATCATCAAGGCCAGCGGCGTGACCGCGGTCACCTCGGCGCTGTCGTATTTCGAGGAGGGGCACACCTTCTATGTGCTCAACCTCCCCGATCGCTCGCTGGTCTATGACGTGGCGACCGGGGCGTGGGCCGAGCGATCGAGCAGCGCTGACGGTTCCGGGCCCTGGCTGCCAGCGGCGGTGGGGCATACCGACATCGTCAACCACTTCGGCAGCTCGGTCGACGGGCGCAGCTATCTGATCAATCCGGCAGGGTTGGACTTTATCGTGGACACCGACAACGACATCACGGTGATGCGGCAGTTCATCACGCCGCCATTGTGGGCCGGCACCTATCGGGCGTTCTGCGCGCGGCTGGAAATCGAGATGGAGGTGGGTGGGCTGCAACCGACGAGGGACATTGTGCTCGACTGGTCGGACGATGGCGGGCGCAGCTGGAGCGCGGGCCGCACGATGACGGCGGGGGTGGCCTACGGCGATCGCGTGCGGGTTTACACCACGCGGCTGGGCTCGTTCAGGCAGCGCATGTTCCGCGTCACCATGACGCACCACGCCACGATCTACGGCATCGATGTTGACATCTCTAAGGGCAGCGCCTGATGGCCCTGGCGCCGCCGCCGCCGGTCAACGAGGCGCCGCTGGAGACGAGCGGCCAGCACACCCAGGCGTGGAGCGGTTATTTCCGCAGCATGTCTGACGCTCTCTCGCAGATTGGCAGGGGCGTGACGGACGGGTCGGATGCGGCAGCGGGCCAGGTCGGGGAATACATGACCGCATCGGCTAGTGGCATCGCGCTGGTGAACAATGTGCCGATCAACGTGGTGTCGCTCGATTTGCCGGCGGGTGACTGGGATGTGACGGGGAATGCACAGATCAGCTCGCCGGGCGGCACCCGCAACATCTTCGGCGCTGGCCTGGACGGCATCGACACGCAGATCGCGGCGACGTTTCCGACCACGGGGACGACGGTGAACGGGATCAACGCGGCGCTGCGGCGCTACAACGTGACGGCGGCGACGACGGTGTGGCTGCAGGCGCTCGGCTCGTTCAGCGGCAGCGCGACTGCCAGCGGTTCCATTCGCGCGAGGCGGATGCGCTGATGGACGACTGGCTGGAGACACTACGAGCGCATGTCGAGTGGCAGCTTGGCGATCAGGTGGCCTGGGTTACCACCGGCATGAGAGACCACGGCGGCTGGCACGGCATCTACCTCCGCACACAGAACGGCTGGCGGCATGCTGTAGCGGTGCAGCCTGACGACTCGCCGGAAGAGGTGGTGGAGGCGCTCCAGAAGGCGATCGACGAGCGGCGCAATAGGCCGGGGAAGTGCTAGATGCGGTTCGTGCAACTGGCCTCTGGTGTTGACATGGTTCCGGTGCTGCTGGAGCTGAACCGTGCCGCGCACCTATGGGACCGCAACCCGGAGCGACGACTGTATCCCGGAACTCCCCATGCGGCCATGACCGACATCACCGTGCGCTACATGCCAGAGGAGCAACTGACCGGGCTCGAGGCGCGGCGGCTGGAGCATCGGAACGTGTTCTGGCCGGCATGGTATGAGTTGCCATCACTGCGACCGATGATCTTCGCGCTGATGAACCGTGTGGCCTGCGTGGAGCTTGGCAGCATCCTGCTCACTAAGTTGCCGCCGGGGGCTGATATCCTGCCGCATACTGACGCGGGAAGCTGGGCGCCGGAATACTACAACTGCAAGGCGCATCTGACGCTGGCTGGCACAGCGCTGGTGCATTGCTGCGAAGCAGTGCAGCGATTCGACACCGGGACCATCTGGACGTTTGACAACCTGCGCATTCACTCAATCACCAACGATGGTGCTGTGGACAGGATTGTCTGCATCGTGAGCATGAGGTGCGAATGAAACGCGCGCCCAATCAGCCAGAGACGGTCAGCGTCACGATCTACGCCGGTATCTACTATCGCGTATATCGTATCCCGGACGCTGACACGCTGATACCCCAACATGGGCACGAGTACGGGCACCTCACAGCTCTGCTGCAAGGTCGCGTTCGGTTGTGGCGAGAGGGCGATGATGACGGGCCAATCGAGTACTGCGCGCCCGCTACGATCCGCATCCCCGCACACATCATGCACTCGTTCCTGACGCTTACGCCGGGTGTTGTGCTCGCTTGTATCCACAACGCGGACCACCTCGAGGCCGACGACGAGCCTGCGGTGGCTGCGCATCACGATCTCGAACTGGAGGATTGAGCTTTGCCCTTCGCAGTTGCTGCGGCTGGGATCGGTGCTGCTGGCGCAATCGCTGGCGGCGTCATGCAATCTCAGGCCATCAAGAGCGGACAGTCGGCGGCCAATGCCGCGATCCAGCAGGGTGTTCAGACTGCCACCAACCAACTGTCGCCGTGGACCACGGCTGGGCAGCCGGCGCTGGCGGACCAGTCGGACCTGCTCGGGTTGAACGGGCAGCCTGCGGCAGACGCGGCGATGGCTAAGTTCCAGCAAAGCCCCGGATACCAGTGGCAATTGGGCGAGGGCCTGCGCGCGACTGACGCCGGCGCGGCAGCGCGAGGGATGACACGCTCAGGGGCTGCGCTCAAGGCCGAGCAGACGTTCGGCAGCGGGTTGGCGAATAGCGATTTCGGCAACTACTGGAACCGGTTGCAGCAACTCAGCGGGAGCGGGCTGACGGCGGCCGGCGGCATTGCTAACGCGGCCACGGGAGGTGCGGCGAACATCGCGAACGTCGATGTCGGCCAGGCGGGGGCGGACGCCAGCATCTACGGGAATATGGCCAAGAGCATCGGCACGTCGGCCAACGGGTTGATGAACAACCAGGGCTTCCAGAGTTGGCTCGGTGGTAGCGGTGGCGCCTCCACCTACGCGCAGATGCCAGGCGCTGAGTTGGGGTGGGCCTGATGTCCGGGTTCACGCAACACATCGACTCGCCGTTCCCCGACGAGAACATCCTGTTCAACTCGGCGTCGGGCCTGACTGGCCAGCAACTACAGAAAAACCAACTGGCGATCCAGGGCCAGCAGATGGATCTGACCGCAGCGGACCACGAGCAGGTGGCGCGCCTGTCGGCGGCGTTGCTGAACGAACCGGACCTGGGCAAGCGGGCAGATCTGTATTTGCGTGGGGTGGGGATGCTGCAGTCGCAGAACCTTGCCAAGTATGCGCCCCCAACGCTGCCCGACGAGGGGGTGCTGCGGTCGCTGGTCAGCCAGACCGTACCGGCCCAGACGCAGGCCGAGTGGCT